GCCGACACTATTGACAACCAAAGGCGACATCATTGTCGCTACTGGTAACGCCACTCTGGTTCGCCAGGGCGTGGGCGCTAATGGAACTGTCCTTACTGCCAACTCTGCTCAGGCAGATGGGGTTGAATGGGCTACACCTGCTGGTGGTGGTATGACCTTACTCAGTACGACTACACTCTCAGGAGCATCAACTATTACTGTTTCATCAATTAGTCAAAGTTACACAAATCTAATTGTTTATGTATTTGGTGTCACTAATGCAACATCAAACAGCGGTATGTCTGTTACACCAAATGGCACTGGAGGTATATCGGATTATTTTCGTCCTGGTTCATCCTCATCAATTACAACAAATGTGAATGATAGTCCAGGATTTAATGACACTGGCAACATTTTAAGAACTAGCGCAGACAATTCGTGGGTTTATAATTTTTACAATTACTCATCTACAACATCATTTAAGAGTTTTCAATCTACAGGCGGTTACCTAAACACATCAAGTGTAAGGTCTGCTTATTTCAGTATGGGTCAATGGCGTTCAACTGCAGCCATTTCTAGTTTACAATTTGACCATTATGGTGGCAATTTTTCAACAGGTACAGTCTTAGTTTATGGAGTTAAATAATGACAACTAATCCTAAAATAGTAATTCACGATAGTGTAACTAATGAAGTTATTGAAAGAGAAATGACTGACATAGAAGTAGCAAACTATGAAGCCGCCAAAAATGCTTATGTAAACAAACAAGCAGAAACCGAAGCAAGCAAGGCAGCGATACTAGCAAAATTAGGTATTACAGAAGAAGAAGCAGCACTACTCCTAGGGGGCAACTAATGGCTACAGGTAGAGTTCCAACAACGGCTAACTCGCCGTTAACAGCAAAGGGTGACCTATTCGGTTACTCCACTACCCAGGCTAGGGTGCCTGTCGGAAATGACGGAGAGACACTCGTAGCAGATAGTTCCACTTCAACAGGCTTGCGCTATCAAGGTTCAATGGCTGCTGGTCGTAACTTTATTATTAATGGCGGTATGGACATCTGGCAACGCGGCACTTCCATAGCATTAACTTCAGCCAACACTTACACCGCAGACAGATTTATTGCTTCAGCCAATACTTCTGGTGCTGCAACATTAAGCCGACAGGCAACAGGTGACACGACAAACTTACCTTTTGTCCAATACTGTGCAAGATTTCAAAGAAATGCTGGAAATACTGCGACAGGTATTCATTTTTTTAATCAGCCTATAGAGACAATTAACTCGATCCCATTGGCTGGAAAAACTGTAACAGTTTCTTTTTATGCTCGTGCAGGTGCTAATTATTCAGCAGCATCCAATGCACTAAATGTAAGTTTGCGTTCAGGTACTGGCACAGATCAAAATTATTTAGCAGCTTGGACAGGTGATGTTCAAGTTGCCAGCACTACTGCAACATTGACAACTACTTGGCAGCGTTTTCAATTTACAGGTACTATTGGAGCAACTGCGACAGAATTGACTTTGCCGTTTACCTACACACCGACTGGTACTGCTGGGGCTAATGATTATTACGAAGTGACAGGCATACAGTTAGAGGTTGGTTCAATAGCCACACAATTCTCACGCGCTGGGGCAACAATCCAAGGAGAATTAGCCGCTTGTCAGCGTTATTACTGGCGTGAAAATCTAGATACTTTTGTTGGCAGCGCAACAAATGGATTTTCAACAACAACGACAAATTTCACGTTAGCAACACGAAATCCAGTCGCGATGCGGGTGGGAGCAACATCCGTCGATTTCTCAGCTTTGAGAATTGTGGATACATCCAACACGGCTTATTCAATATCAAACGTGACTTTATTATCGGTCAATACGAACAAAACTCTATCAACGGAAGTCAATGCCACAATTTCGGGTGGCACAGCTGGTCGATGGGGTTATTTACAAGGCAACGGTACTGGGTACCTCGGATTTAGTGCGGAGTTATAAAAATGGATAAGGTTACTTTTATTAAAGACGAACAAGGCGTAGAGCACGCAATCATTGACAGAGGTAATAACGAGTTTACCTCAATGCCTAAGTCAGAATACGACCGCCTGCAAGCGGAACAATCCACACTTGGACTGGTCAATAGCGACAAACCAGCCGACCCTGTGGTTTAATATTGCTATGACAACCGATAAATGGCACGAGATGGAACAAACACGTTATGACGGAGTTTGCGATGTATGTAAAAAAGCATTTGATGAGGGCTTCACATACGTTACAAATCTAACATTTAGCGAAAATGGTTTTTCATCAAATTTTGTGGATTTATGCCGTAAATGTTTAGACCAATGGAAAATTGGCAAAACAATCATTACGGAAAAAGAAGCATTTCAAGCCGCAATACAGGGGCAACAATCCACACCAATTGTCTCGGATGAAGCCAAGACTAAGTAAAGCTGCGATCCAATTAAGGGAACAAGTCGATGACTCATTCCCAGATCGTGACCGCACATCGGATGGCTGGATTGGTGATACCCGACACGCTGCTCGCAAGTCTGATCATAATCCAGATGGCGAAGGCTGGGTTCGTGCCATCGACCTCGATCGTGACTTATTCAAGTCCAGCAAACCAGACATCATGGGCGATCTTGCAGATCAGCTTCGTGCCTTATCAAAGTCAAAAGCGGACAAGCGTATTGCTTACATCATTTTTGATGGGCAAATCTGCTCCAGCATCCTTAACTGGAAATGGCGCAAGTACACAGGGGCGAACAAACACAATCACCACATGCATGTCAGCTTTAAAAAAGAAGCTGACAATGATGGGGCTTTTTTTCAAGTACCTATGTTAGGCGGAGAATAATGAAGAACATGAAAAACCCTGCATACCTTGCTGCTGGCGCATTTCTAGCTGCTTGGGCATCATCTAACTTTGAGGCAGATTACCGCGCTGTGCTATGGGCTGTGCTGTCTGGGGTATTCGGATACGCGAGCCCTAAAAAGTGACACAAGAGGACTTTTTTACTCTCTACATAGCAACCATCGGCATCATTGGTGGCTTGGCTGGCTATGTCATTACACATCTGCTATCTGAGATCAAGCGACTTAATCAGCGTGTCGATGAGATCTATAACATCCTTCTAGAGCGATAATTTCATCATGGCAAGAAAAGCAACGAAATCTTTAGAGGAGCAAGGTTACTCCAAATTAGATGCTTACTGCATTGGACTTTATGAATACTTTTGCAGCTTAAAGCGAGCAGGTTTTGCAGAGGACATTGCGATGTTCATGATTACTGAGCCTCAAGCCTATCCTCACTGGATCTTGCCAGATGCCATTCCGCCAGAGAAGTTTGGCGATTATGAAGATGAGGATGACGATTAAAAAGATAGTAATCGTGTCCGATTGTCAGGTTCCATACCATGATCGGATAGCAACACGCAATCTTGCATCATTTATCAAGAAATTTAAACCAGACCAAGTAGTTACCATTGGCGATGAGATCGATTTACCACAGATTTCCAAGTGGGAAGAGGGGCGCATGGGTTCTTATGCCCAGACCCTAGATGATGATCGCAATGAAGCCGTTGATCTACTCTGGGAGTTAGGCGTTACCGACTGCATCCGTAGCAATCACACAGACCGCCTCTATAACATTATTATGGCTAAAGTGCCAGCCTTTGGTGCATTGCCAGAGCTTCGCTTTGAGAAATTTATGCGCTTTGACGAGCTTGGTATTACTTTCCACAAGAATCCAATGGTTATCGCACCTAACTGGATTGCAGTGCATGGAGACCACACACCCATAAAGCCACAAGGGGGCTTATCAGCCCTAGAAGCGGCTCGTAGGCATGGCAAGAATGTTATCTCAGGACATACTCACAGAGCAGGGCGTTCGGCCTTCTCAGAGGCCTCTGGTGGCCGTATAGGGCGCGTATTGCATGGTGTTGAGGTAGGCAATCTTATGGACTTTAAGCAAGCTGCTTACACTAAGGGTGTGGCTAATTGGCAGCAAGCCTTTGCCATTATGTACATAAATAAGAACAAGGTTCAAGTTGATTTAATCAACATTGAAAAGGACGGCACATTTATAGTTGCTGGAAAGTCTTACGGCAGAGCCCGATAGGGTATAATTTAAATGAGCCGAGACACCCCGATTGGGTGATGGAGGTTCGGACTGCCCCTCTCGGTTAAACGGGAGGGGCTTTGTAATTGTTATCATTTCGTTATAGTAAATTGACTATAATGTCAGAAATCTATGCGACACTAATCCTGTAAGCAATCAAGGGCATTGCTACAGATAGGTACAAAAATGGATTTACAAGTTCCAGCAGTAATTATTTTACTTGCAGCTAATGTCTTATGGTTTATAGTCGGCTGGGCAATGGGTTACAAAGAAGCTGAAGCAGATCGAGAGTTCCATGCTCGCTAATGAAATCTTACTCACAGCCACCGACACGATCCGTGATCGTGGCTTATCGTATGGTCACCCTGCGGATAACCTGCAACAGACCGCAATGCTCCTCAGTGCATACCTACAAACACCAATACACGACTATCAAGTGGCAGGGATCATGGTCTTGGTCAAACTTGCTAGAACTAACCAATCAGCTCAACACATCGACAACTGGGTCGATCTATGCAGCTATGGCGCACTCGCAGGACAACTAGCAACAGAGGAGAATGAACTCTATGTTTAATTTAGCCGATTACGAGCCAGTAGAGGTGAGACTTGAGAAATTCATTAAGGACTATCCAACGTTTCGCATTTCAACTGAGTTGGAAGTTGTCGAGGCTACTCGATACATTGTTAAAGCGTATTTATTTAAGGATGCTCAAGATAGCGTTGCGTGGGCGACAGGATACGCTGAGGAAAAGGTTACTGATCGAGGCGTTAATCAGACTTCAGCATTGGAGAATTGTGAGACTTCGGCAATCGGCAGAGCACTTGCAAATGCAGGTTATGCTCCTAAAGGAAAGAGACCAAGCCGCGAAGAAATGAGCAAGGTAGTGGCTAAGAAAGAGCCTAAGCCACCAGTTCAAGAAGTCAAGGCAGAAGATCAAGATTATTGGACTACTCCAGTAGGTCAATACAACAAGGTAGTAGATGCTCCAGTAACTCTGGATAAGGCAATAGATTATGTGTCACAGATATTGGGAACGCCAGAAGCCGTAGAAGCACCAAGCTGCGAACATGGACACATGCAATGGCGCGAAGGTGAGAAGAATGGCAAGGCATGGGGTGGGTACTTCTGCTCTAGTGCAATTTCATCTGCTCATCGATGCCCTACCAAGTGGTACCAACTTGGTACCGATGGCAAGTTCGTACCACAGAAAGCGTGGGCATAATGACACACGATGAGTTGCTCTTAGAGACTAAGCGCAGATTAGTAATTGCTTTATACAGTGGAGATGTACAGGTAATGCACGCACTTAATGCAGTCATTGAATTGCATTACGAACACACCTCTGGTTCGGGTGATGTCTATTGTTACAACTGCCAACAAAAATACCCTTGTTTGACTATTCAGGCTATTGAGAAGGAGTTGAAGTGAAAGAACAAGACCTCTTCG